GGGACGTCATCGGTGACATTCAGCGTCGGCTGCGCCGCCCCTGCTCCGGCCGCCTCGATTGCCCCCACCGACTGATCATAGAGCCGATCGAGCAGCGTCGCCGTCGACAGCCGGTAGAGGGTGCCTCCGTAGGTCGAGAGCAGTCTCCGCTTGAACGAACCGCACCACGATGGATTGGTGTTATCGAGCGGCGGGGTGATCGCCACCCGTGGGATATTGAGCGGCAGCGGATTATCGACCCTCGCCGCCAGCGACGCCGATCCGACCTCGACATTGGCGTAGCGCACCGTCAGCGTATCCCCCGACGCCTTGCGATAGATGCCGAACTTCCAGTAATGCCCGACGCTATCAGCGAGCCCGAGAGGGATGTTATCGTAGTCGGCGACCTGCACCCCGTTCAGCCAAGCATTGAAGATCGTCCCGACGCCCGAGTGCCCGGCCTTGAACTGGATCACAGCGTTGTACCACACGCCGCGCTGGATCGGGTCCAAGCTGTAGGCGACGTGGTAGCCAGCCGGTATGGCGGGAACAGCCCCGGACACGATGCGGGCTTGAATCTGATCCCTGAGGGTGTCGTTCAGCGCACTGTTGTAGACCGCGACGTCCGAGATCTCACCGTTGAACCAAGTGCTGCCGGTGCTACCCCTGCCAACCCGCATGGTGCCGGTCATTGAGCCGATGTCGGTACAGGCGATGCTCGACCATGAACCACCATTCAGTCGACCGTAGAGCACCCCTCCTTCGTGTCTGCTCTCGATGGTGTGCCAGACCCCGGTGGTGACCGGAATATTGAGCCACGCCCCAACGCTGCCGCCCTGATCGACATAGGGGACGACGAAGGTGCCGTAGAGGGCAATGCCGCAGAAGTTGCCGGAGTCACCGATGAGGGTGTCGTTGTTCCAGACGTCGCCGACGGTGGGACCGATGGCATTGACCTTGAATCGAACGATCATGTAGTGGGCGGCGGCGGTCACCACTGCCGAGAGCGCGGGAAGCGTGATGAGCCCGTCGTCAATACCGTCGAAGTTGGCGGTGATCACCCCTCCGGTATTCACCACGGTCGGCTGGGTGCCCCCGGAGGCGGAGCCGAAGGTGCCGGTGCCGGTCTGATCGTAGAGCCGATCGATCGAGGTACCAGCGGAGACCCGATACAGGCTCCCAGCGCCGTAGCTGGTGAGCAGCCTCTGCCTAAAGGACAGGGCCAGTGTCGGCGTCGTGCCATCGAGCGGCGACACGACGGCCGGGGTATCTACATCCACCGGACTATCACGGTAGATCAGGCGGGCCAGAGTCCCGCGAACCTCAAATGCCAGTGTCGGGTTGTTGGCCAGTGTTGCATCGTGCATCTGGCCGAGCACGACCAACTCCGACTGGCTGACCGGAAACTCCTCGTTGGCCTCGATCATAAACGAATAGGCAACCCAGAACTCGGTGCCCTCCGGGCGCGTGATGGTGTCGTACAGCTCAGACCGATTGTAGGTAACCCCGTCACCAGCCCAGAAGTCGCCCAGCCGGGTCTCGAAGAGAAGGTGATCGTAGACCGTGTGATACCGGGCGCTCCATACCTGATCGGCGTTCTGCGACAGGAATGTCTTCGTCCCCTCTACCAGCCACGTCTTGTTGTTGGGGATTGATCCGCCCGACACCCACGGCGGCGTCACCCCGTCAAAGGGGCAGAAGTCGACCACGGTCACCGTATCCGGGGTATCGGCCGCCACCCTTGTGTTGTAGGTCTGCGACTGCGCCCAGCCCGGCTCCGTGATGGTCACCTGAACATTGCGCTTCTGGCCAATCCGCCGCTCGACTTCGGGCGTATTGCGATCGACAATCCTCTCCACCCCGCTGATCAAGCGCGAGCGATGGGTTGCCAGTCCGGAAGCAAGCCTGATCCCTGACTTGTAGATGTCGCAGGCGAGCTGAACGACCATCAGAGGCGGACCGTCACACCGAGGCTGTATTCCTGCGACGTCTGATTCACCGGCATGATCCGAACCCGCGTCCGGTTCGGAATCCTGACCCGCTTGACGAGCGTCTTCCCGGCATCGAAGTCAGCTTGCACCGCCGTCGGGTCGCAGAGCAGGGTGACCTTACCCGGCCCGGTCAGGATGCCGTTGAAGGCCACCCAAGGCCACCACTCCTGACTCACCGGGTCCTTGACGTCGATCAGGAGGTCGAAGTTGTTCGCCCCGCCACTGACGATCCAGTTGAAGTGGAAGATCGCGGTCTGCACCGAGCCGGTCTGGAAATCCTTGGAGACCTGCTCCCCGACATAATTTCCCCTCGGAAAGATCACCCGCTCGATCTGCGAGCCAATGGCGAAGCCCTCGGCGTTGACCATCATCTGTGGTGCAGCCATCAGATCCTGCTCCCCTGCTCGCGCCTGCGATCAATCTCATCAACGATCGAACGCAGCGTCGGCCGCTTCCTCAGTTCAACCACCGTCGAGACCTCAGGCTTCGGCATCACCCGCGCCCATGGCCGCGCCATCACCCCATAGCGAGCCTCATCAGCAGCGTGATCCTCGGCCTCCGTATCCAAATCCTCAGGGTCAAGAGGATCATGCTGTAAAACCGGCAGGGTCCTGATCAGATCAACGCAATTATCCATCACCACCAACATCGGCCGATCCGGCGATTCCCCCTGAAGCCTCGCCCGCAATTGATCCCAACCCTGCCTTCTCGACTTGTCCGCAGGCCTGAATGGCACCCGGCCATGCCGGACCAAGGTGCGATTCATCCGCTCCCCGATCGTCGGCCCATGATAACCATAGGCCAACCCCTCCTTGGCGAAGATCTGCGTATCGCCAACCGCCATCGACAATTGCTCGCTGCGCTCCCGCTTCCAAATCCCCTCGGCGATATCCTCAGCCTCCATCCTGATCCCGGTGTTCGATTCAGTCTTCGAAGACCCGTACCACTCCCGATACCGAACCATGCAGCCACGAGGAATCGTCACCGCCTGTAAAGCCACAGGCTCACTCGCAACCGCCCACCACCCAACCGAAAACGGCTTCGCAAAACCCCAGTCCAAACTCCTGAACCGAACCCAATGCGCGGGAAGAATCATCTGCGGAATAATGTGCCGGACCGTCGACCAACCATCAAAAAACGCACCCTCAACCGCGCTCCAGTCCCCCTCAAGCCAAGCCCTCACAAGCGCCGCAGACCCAACCATCTGCAAGCCAGCGATGTACGTCGAATCCAAGTACTTGTTGTCAGTAACCCGTGACGGAATAAAAACCGCCTTCCGGTCAACAACCCCACCACCAGCCCATAACGGTAATTCAATCCGACGATTCAAAACCTGCCAACCACCCGGACCCGGATCAACATAACGACGCTTGATCCAGTTCTGACCAGCACCACCCGGATTGCCCGTCATCACCAACTGCGTGGGAACCCCACTCGCCGACCTCAAAACCGCATGCAACCGATCAATCGGCTTCGGATCAGGATACTGACCAGCCTCCTCAATGCAGCAGTCACTCACATTCTGACCCTGATACTTGTCAGCATCATCAATCCGCTCCAATGGCCGAAACCGCAACCTCCCTCCACCCGGAAACCGCCACGTCTTCTGCTGATCCTGCCACGTCGCACCAATCGGACCGTAAATCTGCTTCGAACGCTCAACCGCATCATCCAACATCGGCAACTCACGCCGACAAAACAAAGCGTTAAACCCTACCCCGTACTTCAACGCCTTCATCGCGTACTTGCCCAAAACCCCGTCCGTCTTCCCTCCACCCCGTGCCCCACCAAAAAATACCTCAGGATATGGACAGTCACACAAGGCCTGCTGCGGACCCGATTGCGGCGTCCAAACAATCGTGACACCCTGATCAGCCATGAACTTCAAACTCTCCAGACAATGCCCGTTCTACGACCCCAACACCCCACAATGGTCTTGGTGCGGTAGACCCTGCTCTTGCCGCGCCTTCATCATCGACCGCGAATCCAGAAACCAAGCCATCAACGGCGGAATCGCCGTCGCCCCAAACTACGACTTCAACATCATGCCCGGAGACCGACAACCCGGCTTCAAGCCATTCCCCGGATACGGCGTCTTCAACAAGCCACAAGACCCCGTCCAGCGCGCCAAGGCCGAAGAGGTCGCCGCCCTACTCCCCAACACCGGATTCGGTCTCCTCACCCATCAACCCAAGCCTCGGCCAAAGCCCGACGAGGACGAACCCCCAAAGGACGCTAACACCCCGTCTAACATTCCAGCGGTTAGACCCGATGTTAGACAGCCGTTCGACAAAAAAGCGTACCAGCGCGAACTCATGAGGAAGAGACGCGCAGCCAAAAAATCGAAGCAGAGCTGACCACCGTCTGCGAGGTGGTGGCCCCACGCTCGCCGGTACCCGGTACCCGTTCCGGAATGGCGGAGAAGCATGCTTTCCCGGGGGCCGCCCGGAAGGGGACCCGCTCGCAAAGCATGCTTATCGAGGCACTGAACGCACCCCCTTCAGGCGTGAAGCCCGCCCTGCCCATGCTGGTATGACGGATGGGGTATCCGCCATACTAGGGCTCAGCAAGCGCAGTATCCCGCCATTCCTATCATGGAGGATATGTTCGGCCCCAACGTTGGCCCTAACGCCTGACCGCGCTACTCGGTCACTTGACCCGCTTCACCGGCTTGCGCCTCACCCGGGTCACCTGCACCCGCGCCAGCATCGCCGCCCTCGCCTTCGCCAAAGCCTTGCCCCGCAACGGCTTCTGCCCCATCAGGCGCTCTATCCCCACCGGCTTGTCCATGCTCTATCACCTGCGCTGCGCGGCCGCGAATGTACCGCTCCTCCCAGTCTGCCTCGGTTACGGGCTCGCCCGCAATGACCCGCAAATTGGTGTCCTGCCTCACTTGCTCGACGAACATCCCCAGCTCCCGGCCCAGCAGCTCGAACGCCCGGTTCGCAGCCGCAGGCTCGTAGGCGTACTGAACCAATTTCCCCTTGTGCATCACGGCCTTACGCTGCATGCAGCGGTCCGCGTTCTCGCGCAATCCGGCGAGCACCCACTCGCGTGAAACGGCGGCGGTTGCGAGCGAAGCGCTGGCAATCTCGGTCGGTGGAGCCATTATCTCCTCGATCCGCCGTCGGATGCTCTCGTAAGATTTCAGGCGAGATGCATTGCCGCGATTGGCTGGATATCCGGCCTTGACGTAGGCTTCTGAGGCTGACTTCCCAGCGGCGACGAAGCGCGCGAAGACCTCGTGTTTCGCGTTCTTCAGCACTCCCATCTTCAGGGTTAGTTCCTGTTGTGCGTCAGTCTCTTCGCTGGGGCAGGGATCTGCTGGCGATGAGCTTGATCGCGAGGGGGTTGGAAGGGCAGGGAGCCCAGATCGGCCCAATGCCTTGGTTCACGGATGAAGACGACATCCAGATTGATGGCGCGTTCGAAGAGGTCTGGGTTGTTTTTGACGAAGGCGCGCAGCGTTGGGGACGAGGCGAGCTGGATGCCGGTGAAGCCACGCCTGCCGTTGTATTCGATGGGCTGGGTGAAGTCGTCGGGGATGGGGGTGAGGTCGCGCATTGCACCTCCGGATGTGAATAAGCCCGCTTGGGGGCGGGCTTCTGACGCATCATCGGGTTGGGATTTCTACTTCCCAATGTGGCACGGCGTCAATCCCCCTACAATCCGTAGTGATCGGCGAGGGCACCGAGGGCGGTTCTGATCCCTGCCCGGGCTGCTGCCCTAGCCTCGCGGCGATCGATGCAGCGGAAGATGTCGTGGCCGATCTGCTCTAGTGGCGTCTCATCTATGGCTGCAGCCCTGAGGACGGCCCAGACGACGCTGTTCTTCTTGAAGGCCTTCACGACCTCGCGCCACTCCAATCGCGCATCAGCGATGAACTGGGAGCGGAAGACGGCGGGGATGTCTCTCCGTGACCCACTTGGTGTGGTGTGGTCTGAGCGTGATGCTGGGCCTGCGATCTGGGCGGTGTAGTGGGTCTTGCGGAACTGCTCAGCTGCCGAGAACTCGCGCCCCTCCAGCTCACCACGCTTGAACATGCGGTCGATCGGCCCGGCGATGATGCGTTGGCGTTGGTCTGGTAAGATCTCGATTGAGTCAGGGGGCAGCTTCTCCAAGCGCTCAGCGGTGGCTGTTTCCTTGCCTGTCCTCTGTCGCTCGCTGACCAGTAATCGAAGCTTTCTGTCCGCCATCATCCAGTCCGCATGAGGCGAGGATCAGTCGGGCCTCCTCGATTCGGCCCGCCATCTCTACCGCTATGGTCGGGTCTTGGGCAACCTCGACGATGCTGATCGCTTCACGCAGCGTCATGCGACCCACTGGCGGCATGCCGTGCAACAGGCGTCGCGTGGCAGGGTTTGTGCTGTGATAGGTGTCGCCATTGGCGCGGTAGACGGCGCGTGGCTGGGCGAGCTGCTTGATGCGCTGCCTGCAGTCCGCGATGTACTTCTCCCTGAGCTGCCCATTGCCCACCCCCTTGATGATGTCGACCATGCTCTGCTCAAGCCCAGCCCTCTGCCCCGGGGTGGATGGCAGGCCATCGGCAATCGATGCTGACCAGAAGGCATCGGCTAGCCCCACAGGGGCGCTCAGGACAGCGCTGAGCTGGGCGAGGGCACCGGAGGCCAGATAACTCCCCGGATCGCGTCCTGACGGCATCTGGGCCACTTGCAGGGTGGTTCCCGGGGCGATGTGCCTGAAGGCCAGCGTCAAGGCCTTGCGGGTAGCGGCGCGCCCTGCAGTGTCACCATCGAAGCACAGAATCGGACGATCGCTGAGTCGCCACAACTGCCTGAGCTGCGCCTCCGAGAGGTCCGAGCCCATGATGGCTACGGCAGGAATGCCTGCCTGCCAGAATGCGATGACGTCGAGATACCCCTCGACCACAGCCAAGGGTTTGCCGTCATGGGCTGGTTGGCGGGCAAGATCGGCACCGTAGAGCACGTCGGTCTTGACGAAGATTTCGGAGGATCGACCCGTCAGGTACTTGGGCTTGGCGTCGGCGAGGGCTCGTCCAGCAAAGCTAACAGTTCGTCCTCTGAGGTCGCGGATGGGGAAGATGATTCTGTCGCGGAAGTATGGTGCTCCCGTATCAGCCAAGACCAGACCTGTGCGTGATAAGACATCATCACCAGATCGTCCCCCCACAGCCGCCGCAAGGCCCCGAGAATCCGCTGCTGGCGCGAAGCCGATGCCGAACGCTTGGACCGCTTCATCACTCACTCCTCTTTGCTTGAGATAGGCCCGGGCCTCGGGCGTCCGTTCGAGCTGTTGGCTGTACCAGAGGCGGGCGAGGTCGATGACCTCCAGATCACCAAGCTTGCGCGCCTCGGCCTTGATCCGCTCAGGGGATAACGGGGATATCGTGATGCCAACATCCCGGGCCAGCGCTTCGATCGCCTCGATGAACGTCCAGCCATAGCTCAGCCTGACGAAGTCGATGACGTTGCCGCCCTCCCCGCAGCCGAAGCACTTCCATGTCCCGCGCTGATCGTCGACATTGAGCGAGGGGGTGCGCTCCTCATGGAAGCAGCACAGCCCCTGCCATGCCCGCCCTGCCTTGCGAAGCTTGATTCTGCGCCCAACGACCTCGGACAAGCGCGAGGCCTCCACCACGCGCTGAACAACGTCCTTGGGGATCATGGCTAGCCTCTCCCGGACCATCCCCGGTGACCAAGCCGGGGGTATTAGCCACCTCACCGTACGCCCCCCACTGCGAGCCGTCCAGCCATGCATTATATCATGGAGCACCACCTCCATGGTCTCTTGCAATCGCCCTGATGGTCGTCTATATCATGTTGGCACACCAACACGGATTGAGACCCAGCCCCCGCTACTGGCACTGTCTCAAGGTTCACCGCTCCCGGCTCTGCCCTCCACCAGCAGGCCACGCCCCGAAGAGGGGCTAGCAGGGGAGACGCGCCAGCCCCCCGCCGACGGCGGCCCGGCCTCCCCTGAAGACTGCACGTTCGGGCAGCGCGTGAGCGCTGCCTTGATGTGAAGTCCCAACCTAGGAGCTGACCATGACCTACATCAATCGCGCATCCTTCATCCCCACCGAGAAGGTGAACAGCTACGACCCCGACGGCACCGTCGAGGTGACGCTGCACGGCAAGACCCGCCGCGTCCCTGCAAGCATCTGGGCCGACCGTGGGCAGATCACCGCTTACCGCATCGCCACGAAGTACCGCACCGGCACCAAGGTCTGGTCCGGTCGCATCACTCAGTGGCCGAACGGCAATGAGAGCGTCTCCGGTGGCTTCGACAATCGCTCCACGGCGAGCCGCATCGCTTCGATCGTCGGCTTCATGGACGAGATCGACGAGAAGCATCACAGCCAGCGCTGACCTCTTCGACACTGCCCGGTGCGACGGGCAGCACGAAGCGATCCCGCTTCAACCTAGGAGCCTGACATGACCCGCTACACTGACAAGCGCCTTGCCAAGGTGTTCGAGCGCTACACCGACGAGATGCTCGACCGCATCTGGCACAACATCGGCAAGGACCCCAGCCACCGCGTCAAGAGCGGCCGCAACAAGGGGCACATCAAGCTGAAGCAGATCGAGTTCAGCGACCTGATCTACAAGGAACAGCGCCGCCGCCGGACCGGAACCGCAACCCTCCATCACGACAACACCTAGGAGCCTGACCCATGTACGACGACTACTACGATGAACGCGACGAGCGCCTCGCTACCCCGCAGGAAGCGGTCAGCGAGTTCGCTTGGAACGCTGGTGCCGAGCACGCCGAGCAGGCGTGGCTGCTGCACGACTGGGATGTCTGGGTGAAGAACCCTCACTACTCCGGTCCGCCGGTCCCTCACCCCGAGAGCGACCCGCTTGACTACGAAGCTGCCGACCCCGGCGATCGACCTTACCCGGTCGACCTCGACGACTACGTCCCCTTCTAGGAGCACACGATGACCGAAGCCGACCGCATCGAGCACGAGCGCATCCGCGCCTACTGGGCCAGCCCTGAGGGGGTGGCCCACGCGGCCCGCATCGATGCTGCCGAACCCTACGAACGCAACCCCCACAACGAGCGCCCCGACTACGGGGACGAGGAGTAACAATGCTCACCCCAGCCGAATATGCCGCCATCCGCGAGTACGCCCTCGAACATGGGCGCAAGTGGAAGGAGGCGCTCCGCGATGACTGGATGCACGCCCGTCAGCCCGGACATCTCCAAGCCGTCCGCAATCGCCTCGGCCCCGCTTGGCTGGTGCGATTCAAACTTCCGAAGGGATTCTGGCAATGACCGTCCACAAGGCATCGACCATGCGGTGTGGGGCCGATCCCGGCAACAAGCACAACGTCTATGTGCTCGATGGGCCGGTTCGGAACCCACCCCCGATGAACCCGGCCAGCAAGGTCTGGCCGCTCCACAACCCCAACGTCCTCGTCCTCCACAGTGGGGCGTGGGCGAATCGCAATGGAGAGTTCTGATGTTCTTGACCCCCGAACAACTCGCCGCGCTGCGGCACGCGCTCGCTGCCATGCAGAAGCGCACCTGAGACCTCTTCGACCAGCGTGCCTACGGCGGCACGCTTCCGAAGCGATCCCGCTTCATCAGCCTAGGAGAGACACCATGCACGAACGACTGGAACGACATTGGAAGGAGCACATCCGGCATCCTTCCGACGCTGAGATCAGTGACCTGATCGGCGTCCACGGCTTCACTCGCATCCTCGATGTCCTCGCCCTTGAAGCGATCAAGCTCCGCAACGAGGCGGACAGGGATGGCGATGAAGGCGCTCGATCCGGATACGGCAACCTCGCCCTGAAGCTTCTTCGGGCATCCGAGGAGCATGAACTCTGATGTACATCACCCAACTGGACAAGCACGTCGCCAAGAAGCTTGGCGTCACGCCCCTCGGCCTCGCCGTCCTTGCCCGCATGGTCGCGGGCGGCGGCGTCGGACGTACTGCTGGCATGGCCGGTCAGAAGCTCATCAAGCAGGGCTACGTCCAAGAGCGCGAGGAATACGGCGTCCAGCGCCAGATCACTGATGCCGGGCGAGAGATCGTCCAACGAGCCCGCGAGATGGGCTGGTAACCGACTGCCTCGACCATGCGCTTCCCTCGGGGAGCGCATGACGCGGCAATCACGCCGCTCTAGGAGAGCCCACCATGAAGACAGGTAAGAGCCTCACTGAACTCGCCATCGAGATCGAGCGGCGAGCTGAGGCGAAGAAGGACTACGTCGTAGGCACCGAGAACGTTGCCTTGGATGTCCAAGGAGAAGGTCCGCCTCTCTTGACCTTCGGCGACAAGGTCTACGGCATCAACGGCATCGCCCACGACCAGATCGGTGAGCACGCTGGCATCCCGGCCAAGTACTACGACCGGATGCTGGCGGAGGAACCGGGCTTGCTGGCGACCAACGTCAATCGCTGGTTCCAGAAGTACCCGGCCCCTCGCATGATCCGCACCTTGGACAACGTCAGCCGGGCCTTCCTCTCCGATCGGTTTCGTCCGCTGGAGAACGAGGACTTGGCTAACGCCATCCTGCCGGTGCTGCTCGCCAAGGGTGTTGAGATTCTCTCGGCCGATGTGACCGAGCGCAAGCTCTACATCAAGGCGGTCGATCGCTCGATCACCAAGGACGTGCCCAAGGGCAGGCAGATCGGAGACGGCAGTCACGTCTTCTTCGATACGCTCAGCCCCGCCATCACGATCTCGAACTCTGAGGTCGGGCTGGGGGCGCTCTCGGTCGAGACATCGATCTTCACCAAGGTCTGCACCAACCTTGCGACCATCAGCAAGGACGGCTCGCTGCGTCGCTATCACGTCGGTGGCAAGCACGAGATCGGCGCGGAGATCACGCACCTCCTCTCCGATCAGACCCGCCGCCTGAAGGACGCTACCCTCTGGTCCGAGGTCAGCGACGTCGTGTCGGGAGCTTTCGAGGCCGCGCGCTTCCAAGCGCTGGTCGACGATAAGATTCTCGGCATGGTCGAGCAGAAGATCGCAGGCGACCCGGTCAAGGTGATCGAGCTGTCGGCGAAGCGGTTCGGGTTCAACGAGACGGAGAAGACCTCCGTCCTGAAGCACCTGATCGAAGGCGGCGACCTCAGCCGTTACGGTGTGTTCAACGCGATCACCCGGACGGCCGAAGACCTCGACTCGTACGACCGGGCATTT